TGAATTATTAATTACCTGAATCTCAAAATACGAGACACCTAGTGGTGGTAAAACCACTTCCAGTTTATCCACAAGTTGCTTGATATCTCCATGAACATTAACTGGATTAGTATCTAGTGGATATGGTAAATTAAATCTATTTGATGAGCCTGTTGCCATAATACTTTATTATACCACCTTTCAAAGTTGACTTTTGAGGAAAATTCATGCTATACTTGTATCAGACACCTAAACGGGTGTTATTGTTTTCTAAGGAGGAAACTATGATTAAATTTATCGAAAGAAACAAGGAAATCATCAGCATACTCAGTATTAGCATGTTAGTAGCGGTTTTTACTAATACTGCTAATGCTTCAACTAAAGAGAATAACCTAAGTCCCGAACAGGCTCAGGTCTCGACAAATACCTCGCAAGAGGTTTTTTTGGTTTCTAAAGCAAAAAAGTTAGAGAGTTTTGAAAATAAAACATCTCTCACTGATTTGGAACTAAAAGAACTGCTTTCGCTAGTTGGCTTCAAGGGTAAAGACCTTGTGGTTGCTTGGGCAGTTGCAAAGAAAGAATCCAATGGTCGTCCTTTGGCCTATAATGGAAATCACAGAACTGGAGACTCCTCTTTTGGAATGTTCCAGATAAATATGATAGATGCTCTTGGTCCTGATCGTAGAACCAAGTTTGATCTTGAGTCAAATGCTGAGTTATTTAATCCCGTAAAGAATGCAGAGATTGCATACTATATGACAAACGGTGGAGAAGACTGGTCTTCTTGGAAAGGTATTACTCCAAGAACTAAGTCCTGGATGGCTAAATTTCCTAAGTAATAAAAATACTAATTATGGCCATCTATTTTAGGTGGCCATTTTTAGTTTTTGTATATTGGCTTAATGTAGTCTTTTGATTCAAAGTCAAGGCCAATTTCTTCCTGCAACGCTCTATATGCTTGCATATCATCTTGGAATCCATAAACTCCTAAATCTTCCCCACGAAATAACTGGCTCAGCCTAATTCTTGCAGCCTTATCTCTAAGTCCCCAAAGTTGATTGTCAACCCAGTGAAAATCTCTTTTTCCATTATCTCTGTCATAGTTGGTCCAAATTGCATTTACTGGTGGTGCAACAAGGTTTACACCCTTAACTGATAGTCTAAGTCCCAAACTGATCTCTTCTCCAAGGAAATATAGGTATGGGTCATAAATAGCCTTTGTAAATGCTTTAACTGATCCAAAAGCAAAATTTGCTGCAAATCCAAAAACTCGATCTCCATATTCAAGATCTTCAATATCTTTCCATCTTAGGAGGTAAACACATTCTATGTCATCCCATACTGGAACTACCTTGTGCATAGTTTCGTTATCTAAATTAATCTTATCTGTTCCAATGCCATCTTCATCCCACTCTCTCAAAAATCCGTGTGGGTATTTAGTAAATATATATTCTTCTCCCCATTTTACAGAACATCTCTCGTATTCTTCTATAAGAATTGTGTCCCAATTCTTTTTTGCTCTAGAGTGAGAATCTGTGTGCAAGAAAAATCTATACTTATCAGACAGCAATGAGTTTGCTAGATGTCTTCCAGAACATGCTCCGTCTGCAAGTCTATAGTCAATTTTTTGATATGACATCTGACTTGCTGGAATAAAACTAAAATCAAATGCGTTTTCTGGGTCCTCGTGAGAAACTAGAGAAAAAAACAATCTATCCTTTTTCTCTGCATTTTCATAAAAACTTTTAACTGTATTTATTAAATCTGGGTCTCTGTATGCTGCAAGACTAATAAAGATTTTATCCATGGTTTATTCTATCTCCTTTTTTGCACGAATATGACTATAAAGATAATGAGGTCCTTCTGTAAAATACCAATGATCTGGCTCTGTATAAAAGAAAAATGCATTAGCAACTAAGTTATGTTCTGGATCAGGGAATTCTTCTCTCCAGTGCTCCTGATCGTTTCCATAAGAAATGACTGCATCATTTTCTTTTGGACTAAACTTTTCTCCCTCTACATAAAAATCCCAGGGGGTTTTATGAAAAATAGTATAATTAATATGGTATGTGCAAGCATTGTCATCTTTATGCTTCCATAGTTTTGCTTTATCACCTTCATAGATACTGATTAGGCACCAAGATGGAACCAATGTATCTGATTCAAATTCTTCTCTTGCAAGAGGTAAAAGCATCTCGTGGAACCTACTTAATGGCTCTATGTTTTCTTTATGGGTTCCGTCCCATATGGCCCACTGGTGTCTTCCAAAACTTTCATCAAATGTGGTCTTATCATTTACCCATAAAGACATTGCAAGATTTTGCAAATCTTTGTGATCTTGTGGTGGTAGAACATTTTTTAACAAATAAGGATTTTTCATTTACCATTTTCCTAACGGACAAGTTGCTAACTCTAACGTTGTTTTTGCTTTCATAAAGCATCCACATTTTTTACATTGCTTTGTTAATTTTATTAATTCTGGACATGCTTTGCATACCTCATACCGTGCCAAGGCAACCTCATCTGAGGCTTTTGGAATTGAAGGATTTACAAGATCCCAAGGCCTTGTATCTCCAAGTTTTTCTTTATATTTAGCCCAATTACTTTGTGACACTATATGAATCGCCAATTGTAAGTTGGTTTGGATTATTTGTAATATCTACGAATATTGGATCGCTTGTATATAATGCCCAAGTATGCTCATCGCAAGAAATTGTATCCACTACACTACCGTCGATTATTACGGCTACTTTATAATTAGTTATAACTTGATTTTCTGTCATTTTATTCCTCCTATATATAGTCTATCATACAAATTTATGAAGCGCAACATGAGTAATACCAAGTTCCACTAGTATAGGCATACCAGGATACTGTTCCGCAAGCGCCATTGCTTACTGACTGATTTGATGGGCTAGTTACAATACTTCTTCCACTATTTACCGTTGTTCCAGTAACGCAATTTTCATATGAAGATGCTAGGTCAGGTCCACGGGTTGTGTATGTTGTTCCTGGTGTAGGAGTTGGTGTAGGAGTTGGTGTTGGTGTAGGAGTTGGTGTAGGAGTTGGTGTTGGCGTAGGTGTTGGCGTAGGTGTTGGCGTTGGAGTTGGAGTAGGTGTTGGTGTTGGAGTGGGTTCCACGTTCCAAGTTGCCTGTATTGATAGGTTTCCAGAACAACTTAGAGTTGCTCCAGTTGGATATCCACCAATAAATGATCCATTACATGTTACCATCCAACTTCCAAGAGTATATCCAGCCCTGCTTGCAGAAGAAGAAGGAATTACATAAGAGCCATTGTGTGTTGTATTTGCTGGCATTCCTGTTCCTCCGTTAGCATCATAGGTTACATTGTATACTGCTGGTGTAGGAGTTGGTGTAGGAGTTGGTGTTGGCGTAGGTGTTGGCGTAGGTGTTGGCGTAGGTGTTGGTGTAGGAGTTGGTGTTGGCGTAGGTGTTGGCGTAGGTGTAGGTGGTGTGCAACCAGCATTACTACAATTTGGCAAGGTTGCTCCAGACTCATCGACTCCTGAATTGGTGCAAAGGTTTGTTGAGTAATCTCTTAAGTAAGTTCCGCTTGAATTCTTTACTTGATAATTACACTTTCCATCATAATATGTAAATGTATATGTATTAACGCCAACTGGTCCAGGGGTAGTTAGAGTTGCCTGTGCTGACTGAGAAGATCCAGTTTGATTTGCTCCAGAATATACCGTAATAGTTATATCATGAGTTGTGCTTGGGGTCAGTCCAGTTGCAGAAGCAAACTTTGCAGTTGTTCCATTAAGACTGAAACCTGCTCCACCGCCTGCTGGGACTACGGTTAGAGAAAATGATACCTGTCCAACTGAATCCCAACTAATCCCTGCTGTTGATTCTCCAGTAACTATTGATGACAAATTAGATACTGATAAGACAGGAGGAGTAGGTGTAGGGTCAACTGGTGTCGGTGTAGGTGTTGGTGTAGGAGTTGGTGTTGGTGTAGGTGTTGGTGTAGGAGTTGGTGTTGGTGTTGGTGTAGGTGTAGGTGTTGGTGTAGGTGTTGGTGTAGGTGTTGGTGTTACAGAAGAATTTTCGTAAATGTCTCCAGATAAAGACCAGGTGTTGGTGTCAAGTTTAATTAGTGTTGCTTTAGAAAATTGACCATCTAAAGACATTGTGTTATTTTTGCTTTTTACTGATACTGCAACACTCTCTGGAGCAATTGTAGTTGACCCAGTTCCAAGTTGAATAATGTCTACAGAATATCCTACTGGTATAGCAGTTGTTAAATTTGCGGGGACTGTAATTGTGGTTGGTGATGTTGAATCAACAGTGATAACTCTTGAATTATCTGATGCAGCCAATGTATAACTTGAAAGTTTAGATGTAATGGTTTTATATCCAGA